GTTTTGGTAATACCAGCCTGGTTCTTTACCTGTGTATTTTGCGGCCCTCTTCCAAAATACAGTATTGTGGTGATATCTATTAAAAGGCTTTCCTTGAATGGTACCTACAAAAGTTAGATTGATTCCGAAACTAGTTTCTACCGGTTTTGGAATTTTCTCTTCAGTACGAAGGATGCAAGCATCGATATCACAACATTCGTTTTTATCAGCTTGGATCAACTTTACTTTACCCAAATTCTGTACGTACAGACTTTTATCAAGTCTACCCTTTTCTTGATCTTGCTTTAAAAGTTTACTTCTATAGTAAGCCACCATAAAAGCTACCTGGTAATTGGACAAGTTTTCATCGTCCGATTCTATACCCCCGGCAATCAAGTTTTTTATGTTGAAAACGATCTCACTTAGTAGCATAAACAAAGATAGTTATTTCCGAATAAAAGAAAAAAGGGGAGACCATGCTCCCCTTTTAAACGTTTTCCCTTGTTAAAGGTTAGACAACCGCAGTGAAACCAAGTACAGTTGCAAAGTATCCGTTCATAACAGCTTTGAAGTTGTTGTTTGCCGGAGTTGCATCGTCTTGAGTTGACCCACTCGGAATATAAATCTCAGTCAAAAGCGGAGAAGTATAGATATCTTGGAAATCACCCTTCATAATTTCAGAGTGAGTAATTTCGATAGAATCATACAACTGACCCTCAACTACTTGGCTCTGGATTCTCTGATCCCAAGATCTTCTCTTAGAAGTATCTCCCAAGTAACCTTTCGCAAATTCCTCACGATCAGCAACTTGCTTCCAGTAACCTTGACCTGGGTTAGCAGATTGAGCAAGAGTGTAAGGAGCAGCTACGCTAGTAGCGCTTTCAGCAGCAAGAGCATAAGCAGCATCAAAGATGATCCACTCGTACTCATCGAAAGGAGCTCCACCGGCAAGTTTCAAGCGAGAATCTTGAGGGATGCTGGTAAGTTTGAAACCCCATGAAGTAACCGCAGTCACTTCACCGATGTTTGCAGCAAGTACAGTTCCAGAAGCACCTTTGTAAGCTGCATCAAGAACGAATGTGTTAGCATCAGTTACTGAAGCTACAACATAAACTCCTACAGTTGCACCGGTACCACCGATTCTTACTACATCACCTACTGCAAGACCGTGAGCTGTAGAACTAACTACTTTAGAGTCTTTTACTACAGTCGCGTTGTTTGTAAGTGCAGCGAAAGTACCATTAGAAACTCTCTCTAGAAGAACTTTGTCTCCCATGTAGTTTGTGTCATAGTCTTTCTGATCATACAACGAAGCGATTTTTTGAGCAGCTTCTAGCTGTCCACCACCACCGTCGATGATTGCATTGTAATCCATCAAAGTGGTACGCTGACCATTAGGACGGTTTTTGTCTTTGATTACGATACGTAATCTGTATTCAGAGTTTGCAGCAGCCTGCAAAGCTCCGGAGGTGCCGTTGAAACCTACATAAGCAACCTGTTCCAGAGGGGTTACCGAAGTAACACCCTCGTACTTGGAAACAGTGTTGCCTTGGATAGGGGACGACAGGACCGCTACGCCTGGGGCAATACCCATAGCGACATATACTCTTTCTGCGCGTGGAATTGTTCCAGCAGCTGCCACGGTATTTACGATGGTACCATTTTCTCTTACCAAGAAAAGGTCACCTTTTTGGATTGAAGGTAGGCTGGTGATAGCACCAGAGTTTGTACCGTCTCCAATCATAACGCGGTTTACAAAATTGTAGTTAGACATTGTCTTTAACTTTTTAAGTTGATATTAATTTTCCTATTTATTCAGACTTTTGCTCATTAACTATCATTTGAGTTTGAGTTCTTTGAGACTCAATGTTCTCGAGAGCTATCGTAACAGCCATCTGAATAATTTCTTTATGAGTATGTTCACTCAGTTCGCAATTTTGTGCTGGACCTGTGTAGGTACCTAAATTGATCTTTACAGGATCTTTTATAAAGGTAACTAAAACGTCTTTAAATGTCACGTTATTTCCGGCCCAAGCAAAGATAATTCCATCTTCGAAAAACAGTATAGGTCTTTCAGCAGATGGTTTGTTAAAAGGATCTGCAATAATCGAGTTGAGATCGTCATGTTGTACAAGCTTAACCCTGAATGTATTGCAACAGTTACCTATGCAAGTTCTTGCTACAGACTTTAAGTAGAACATGTATTTGTCTGTACTTGGAATTGTTAAAGCAGCATCATCAAACAGTGTGTTGATATCTACTCTAACTGTATTCTCACCAAGTTCTTGGTAGTAAGTAACCGGACTGATTTGACAGAACTTAGATTTAACTAAGTTCTTCAAATCATCAGTCCTTTTCTGGCTTTCCTCAAACCCCCGTCTGGAGTTATTGTTCATTCCGTATCTCTGTTTGATAAATCTCATTTGAGCTTCATTCAAAAAGAAATCGATCTCGCCATCTAGAAATTCAGGATATGCTTGAGAGTCCACTTTATCTAAAGTGATTTTAAACTCTATATGCATTTCTTGAACGTTCATATATCTTCGCTAATTTCTGTAACGTCAGTAACCTGACCCACTTCTTCTTCTTTACTTTTTTTGCCTTTGCCTACTTTAGAAGAATCTGTCTTCTTCTTAAGTTCGACATAAACATTCTGGTGTTCTGGATCCTCCAGATATCTGATTACTTCATCAGGACCATTACCTAGAAGAATATCTTCGTAGTAAATCGGCATGTTCGAACCATCTCCCATACCAGTCTTTCTCAAGATACCTGAACGAATCATTCTCAGAATCCAAACTTTCTTTTTAAAGTTCTTGTCGCCGACTGCTTCAAGGAACTTCTTCGGAGTTTCTTCCACAATTTTACCAAGAACGTTCTTAGCAATTTCAGGATCAGTTTCATCTGCGCGCTTACCAAGCATATGAAGAGCATCGATGATTTCTGTCTCTGTCATTTTAGAGAAGTGAGCGTATGCCGTAGCAATAACACTTCTTCTTCTGTTATCCTCTTTAGCTTCGTTTTCTTCACTGAACAGAACGAATTCTGCATTTGGAAGAGACTTAGCTTCTTTTTGATTCTTAGCTACAGTAGGATCTGCAAGTAAGATTTTGTATTTCAATTCGTCTTCAGGTTCTTCCGTATTCAACTCGAGACCCTGGCTCGGAATAATAATCATGAAAGAATACCAAAAAGGACTTTTCGGTGAAAGTTCTCCTTCTGGAAGATAGAGCTTCTTCTCCATTATACGAGCTTCAGCATCTGTCAAACCGGTTTTTAATCTGCCGGTTACACTATCGAGACCTGGTACATACTTGTCTGAACAGTTCTCATATTTAGGTAGGATTTTACCTGAAGCATCTTTAATACCCCAGTTGATCCCACGCGATAAGCGTTTGATTTTTACTAGCATTTTTTCTGTCGTTTTGTCCCCTATTAGATAATAGGGGGAGAGAAATCCCTCCCCCTAATTTTTTTAAACTATTCTTAGAATCAACTCACCGCATGAAGTTGGATCTTCAACGATAAGACCACACTGCTCTAGGAAGTGTACATCGTATCCGTCGATACCAGAACTTCTTTGAACGTTGATGCTCTTAGCAACTCCACCGAATGGATCGGTAGAACCGCATACGTGCCACATTACGTTCTCAGAATCTCTAAGAGCAACTTTACGGATGTTTGATTTTCCGTCTTTGTTGCGTCCAAAGCTCAGGATGCTGAATCTGTAAGATTCGATCGGCTTTTTAGTGATCGGGTGCAACTCACGGTTTCTGATGATATCATCATATGGAGAGAACTCTTTTACAGTCAACTCGATACCGTTCATAAACTGTACAGTTCTGAAGTAACCAGTGAACTCAAGTTCGTCACCTTTACCAGTGATGAAAGTACCAGCAGTTGTAACAGTGATGTTGTTACCAGCAGCGTATTCTTTGATAGCTCTGTCGAACTCTCTCATTCCCATTTTACCGGTAAGAGCTACGAACTTATGGTTTCCACCCCACTTGCTTGCTGCATAAGACAGATCAAGAAGGAATTCATCCAGGATTTCGTAAGTAAGACGAGTATAGTAACGCTTGTTTGCAGGAGAGATTTGCTCACGGAAACCTGCACCGTGGTAGATAGGACGTTTGTTTTCACCTTGGAGTTTAACCATTCCTTGGGAGTCCTTGTTGTACTTAGAGTAGATAAATGATTTATCGATCTCTCTGTACCAGTAAGCCATTGCAGTCCATTCTGCAAGTTTGGTCCACAACTTGGTAGACTCAGAACCGTCTGGGTTAAACAGTTCTACAACCATTACCGCTTTAGCAGCTTCACGTGACACTTTGTAAGTCTTACGAAGTGTAGTAAGTTGGTTGCGTAGTTTGAATGGAGTAGAATATCCATGTCCACCACCTTTGTTTGAGTACTCCTCAACAGAAGACCAATCTTTGCTCCAACGAGCACCTCTTGTGATAAGAGCTGGATTACAGAAAGAAGTTGGATCTGGATCTGTCAATTGTACAGTGTAAACCCAACCTGCACCCGAAGCATATGGCTCCTGAAGAACGTGTACTTGAGTACGAGCGTCATCTCCGACAAGGTTGTCAGATACTTCAAACCATTTTTCAGCTAGGATGATTTGGAAAGGCATACCTGCATAACCAGGAGTTGGTGAAGTAGCCTGTGGAGAATCGGCACCACATTCAACAGCTTTGTCGCTTTGAGCGTGAAGATCCCATTCATACTCTCTGTTGTTCACATAAAGAGTATTTCCAATACCACCAGTCAACAAAGAAAGAACGTTGTTCTCTTGTATACCGAAAGCATATGCTAGAACAGAACCAATTTTTTCAGGTTCAGTCAGATATGCGTTCGAGAGATGGTTCGCTTCTGTCAGACCGGTAAAATCACGAGTTTGATACACCTGTAACGGTGATACTTTTGTTTTACTTGCCATAGTTTATTCAAAGTTTAAAATCTTTGCTTTAATCACGACCAGGTCCGAATTGCCAGTTTATTTTAGGCGAAACTTGTCCTGCTCTCTTTACCGGATCTCCACTGTTTCTATTTGTAGAAGCAGAGTCGGAATAATTAGAAAGATCTCTTTTCAACTTTATCGATTGCTTTGTTCTAATCTCCTGTTCAAGAGTAGAGCGATCGAATTTGTTCATGGCAAGTAGAGCATACAGCATTCTGGTCTCTACATTGTCATCAAGCTGAAATTGAGTTTTACCTTCTCTATTCACCGGCTTGGTAATGTAATCTAACAATCTTTGGCGAGTCGATTTGCTTACTTTAAATCCTGCGATTTCTTCAGCATTTAAAACATCTTCTCTAAACTCTTCCGCCAATTGTTGTTCTTCTATTTGACGATTTTCAATTTCTTCTTCTCTCTGCTTAATGCGAGCTTCGTTATTCTGTTTTTGCCAAGCTGAAAGTTTACTTTGAGCAATCTTAGCTTGCTTGTCAAGAATATTCGAATCCATATAAGTTTCGATAAGATCTTGAATCTCATCTTGAGAATGACCCTGGACTTTCAACCAATCTTCTACTAGAAGAGCCTGGTTTCTTTCACTGTTAAGATCGACCTTAGAAAAGTCAACCTCCTGTTTCATTTCAAGATATTCGTCTACAGAGAATCCTTTACTTAAGTAATCCATCAATTCGGCTCCTTCTTCTCCCATGGAACTTTTGAAGTTTTCGACTGCTTCGTCAGCAAACACTTCTTTAGTTTCATTGATAAGTTCTCTCAAACCTTCTAAAGAAGTAGGATACTCTTTATCCGGATCAAAAGAAAGAGTTTCATCGTCGATTAACTCTTGAAGTGTGTTTTGAATAAAATCACTGTCGCTTAGTAGGGCATCTTCCTCATCTGATTCATCGTCGTCATATGAATCCTCTTCTTCCTCGGCCTGTTTCCTACTGCCATTGTTAGCTCCAGTGTCCTCATCCTCCTCGTCCTCATCGTCCGAGTCAACACTTCGGTTTCTCATTTCGCGCGCGTAATCTTCATCTTCGTATTCGTTTTGTTCCTCATCGAGGTCTTCAACGTTGTCGATATCCGAATTTCCGGTACGAACTGATTCTTCACCTTTCCCCCTCGGTGAAGAGTTTTGAAAGCTTGATGTATCTACATCCCATAGATTGTCAAAGCTTCCTGTCGTCTTTTGCTTTGCCATAGTCAAATATACTTTAGTTTTTATAAAATGTTCATGAACTCTATGAACGTCTTACACATTTTTACTTATTAAGAGGGCGAAAAGTTTACTTTTTCGCCTTCCTTCCATGTGCAAAAGAACGTTTCTTATCCATCATACCAGAGTTGCTAACAGCTTTACCGATTTCCACAGCGCTGTTAATAGCAGAACCTACACCACCAAAATACTTCATACCACCTCTGAAACGTGGAGTTTGATATCTTGGTCTTCCTTCGATTCTACCAGTCTTAACATCAACTCTTCCTAGAGGTGACATATACGTACCTCTCTTTTTCTTTTTAGGAGGGCCGTCGTTTGGAGGTGTACTTGATTTACCCTGGCTGTATTTTTTTGGGTTTTTTTCAGATTTCATTTTAGCAGCTTGCATTCTTTGAGCATCTTCCCATCTGCTATCTGTGAATTTAGGACGGATTGGCATATCTTCCTCACCACCGCCTCCTTCAGTCTCTTCAGGTTTCGGATTTTCTTTTGGAGGTTTTACAGAATGTGAAGATTTAGCATAGTAGCTTTTTACTTTCTGCTTTCCAGACATGTCACACTGCTTGGAAGGACTTTTAGGCATATCGCTACGTCCTTTACCCGGTCTTGGATTTTTTCCTTGTACGTACTTCATAATTTTATTTAGTAAGTTTGTATATAAGTTTTAGGTTATACCTAGGTTTAGAAAATTACATCTGAATTTAGCATAATTATTTTTCTCCTGTAACTTTATTTTTTAACGCCACTTCGGCTTTACGTTTTTCAATCTTTTCTTTAGAAGCCATTTCTTCTCTTCTCAGATCTCTATCTTTCTCAGCTTCTGACTTTGCCTGATCAAGTTTTTCTTTATCGGCCTGTTTTTTACTTACTTGTTTTTCCTGCTCCAGGGCCAACTTACCTTGCTGAACAATTTCGTTAACACCGGTATTTTGTATATCCTGATCGAAGCCCATTGTTTTAATAACAGCTTGACGAATATCATTTTCCCTATTAAGCTGATTTTGCTCTGCTTCAAATTGTCTATCAGATTGTTTTTCTTGTGCTTGTGCTTGTAACTGCTCTTGCTGCATTTGTTGCTGCATTTGCATTTGCTGACTTTCTCTTTCATGTTTAGCTTGTTCTGAAGTTTCAATAACTCTAGACAATTCAGAAATACTAGTTGCTTTGTAAACCTTAATGATATCTGAGAATGATGTAGCACCGGAAGACAATGCTTTCTCGGCCAAACCTTCCAGCTTTTGGAATATGATATTTTCCTTGGAAGAGTTTGTTGCAAATACACCGTAATCAGAATCAGAGAATTTTTCAATGTCTATTTCTACAGACATTCTCTGAACATCATCTACAATGTAATGTATCTTTTTACTACTAGGATATGCAAACTTTGCAGTCTCCAGCAATTGAGTAAGAACCTTTCTCTTTACTTCATTATGTATGTAGAACCAAGGTTCGGTGATATGAGAAGAATTAGTTACAGAAGCCTGAATACCGGTAGCGGTTTCAGTAGCCATAGTAGAACCTTCTCTTTGCGGACTGATACCAACAATCTTATCGATAAGTTGTTCTATCTTTGAAAGGATAGAAACATACTGTCCTACTGCTTGGGAAAGACCCATATCAATAGAAGTGAACTGATTGAATTGTGATACCTGGCCCTGGAATTTATCCATACCTTCTTCGAACGAGTTAACGAAAGCGATACCTACGTTATCGAAGTAGTACATCCATTTGTCAAGATCTATACCTTGTGATTTTGGAATCTGTGCGACGTCCATCACCATCTTCTTACCTTTAGCTTTAGCAAGTTCTGCTTCAAGACGGAACCAGATAATGTTATAAAGGTACTGATGTGGTTTAATCAAATCTACCAGAGAAGTCTGGACAGAGTTAACAGAGTTGTAAATTCTTCCGATATAAGGAAGTTTTACTTCAGAAGGAGTATCCATGGACCGGCTTTGATTAGGCATCGGTTCGATGTTTACAAAAAAGTCTTCTGCAATTTTAGTTCCATGCCATACTTCAGGAATCCATCTCCACTCGAGTTTGTATCCCATCTCCTTCATATCCGGAGTAAGCTTGAAACTCTCATCAACAATAGAACTCTGA